AGTTACATCGTTGGATGTATTATTTGTCTTTACCCAATTGACACCATCAACACTATACGAAACACTTGTAATGTATGTTGTGTTAACCTGTGCAGGTATTGTCAATGTGAATGTTCCCGCTGTCTTGGCAGTGAGCTTGAGATAGTCTGGTACTGCCACTGGTTGTGCCGCACCTTTTCTGTACCTTCTTCTTCTATCCAATAGTGCCATAAGCAATAATCCATTTAGAACCGTTCCACATGCAATTTAATTCATAGCTCTTCGAAGCTTTTATTTCGTAGTCAGAAAAATATTCTATGGTCTGACTGCCTGCACTTGATATTGTAACAGCAGGACTTGAACCTGTTGTAAAACTCAGGATCAATCCCTGTGGTTTTGTCACGTTAGTCGCCATTGTCGGAAGTGTGACGGCTAATGTTCCAACATTATATGTGAGTTTATAGTATTTACCTATTGCTGCAGTCAGCGTCGTTCCACTACTTATGGTCTCGATTACCAGGGCGTTCTCCTTTGCGTCTACATCCTCTTGTGTAGGACCGCCACTACTAGGTTCGATGCCCGCTATCAGTGCAAGTATCTTCCCAACTGTATATTGCAGTTTTTCGTGAGAAACGTAATTGAATGTCATATAATAACGGATTAAAATTTTATTATGATGCTATTTGTACCGTCCACCCTGAAGGGATTCCGCTAACTCCTGTTTGCCAGTTTGTACCGTCACGTTTAACGAATGTACCAGAAGCGGCTACGCCATCTACCCACCCGTTTAAATACGTGTTTGCTTGGGACAGTTCAACGGAAAACAGCGCCTTGATGTAATTTAGATTTGAACACCCTTTAAACATCTGTGAAAAACAGTTTTCCGCATAGTCCTCATGATACATATTGACAGAAGATATAATTACACCTGGTATCAATGCACTTGTCAAAGATGTACAGTTTTCAAACATATAATTGAAACACTTCCTCTTCATCTTTACTGCTTTTAACACAGGTATTTCCGTAAGGCTACTGCAACCTGAGAACATATAACTATAGCATCCTTCGGCCAAATTGTATGAAGGAAGAGACGGGGCTTCTGTGAGGCTACTACAGCCATAGAACATATTTCGATAACAATACTTCCCTAATGTGGTTGCTGGAAGAGACGGGGCTTCTGTGAGGCTACTGCAGCCTGAGAACATATTTAGATAAAACTCTTCAGACAAAGAAACAACGGGAAGTAAGAGGTCTTTTGCGCTTACTACCTTAGAGTTAATAAACAAGTTTTGAAATCCCTGATACACTGTATCAAAGGCCGGCATACTCGTTTTACCCTCAAAATTATCACCATACACAAGCGACAGAATATTACCACTTACATCAAACCTGCATGTAGATGTAAAATGTATAGAATACGAATCGTCAATGCTGTTTGATGCCCATTTTCCATATCCCTTAAATAGTATTTCGTCTCCACGTTGTACGTTAATTGTCCAGTTATAGTTGTTTCCTATCACAAACTTAGCCCAAGATCTACCTTGTGAAGTACTATACAAAACAGAATCTGCACGACCAGCGGCCGAATTGCCGCAAGCAATGGTTACGCTGCCGTCTTCGAGTATTTTAAACTTCAGATAGTTTGGTAATTCTTGTCCTTCAGATAGGACTCTTCTTCTACATAACGACTCCATAAGCGACTATCCAGTTCTTTCCGTTCCACATGCAGTTAATTTCGTACTGCGTATTTTCAAGTGCAACGAATCCCTTGAAGTATTTCACATTTGCATTGTTGAACGTAATCGTAGGATTCTCCCCAGTAGTAAGACTTATAACAACCGTCTCTGTTAAGTTTGATGACACGGTCGGTAGTGTAATGACGAGATTTGACACCTCATCATCAAATCTGTAGTACTTTCCAACAGAAGCTTGTAGAGACGTTCCAGAGGCTTGTACAATCTCCATCTTGTCAGCCTTGCCTGATACATCAGGAATCTCGCTCTTCAGAGCGTATGGTGACAAGTCGGGTGCGGATGGTATGGTCGGCTTATCCTCCAAGTCGTTATAGCTTCCACTGAAAAGCTCTGACTTGTCGGCCTTGCCTGATATGTCAGGAATCTCACTCTTCAGAGCAATCTCCTTACCAGACACCTTACCTTTGATCTCCTTCCATACCGTATCACCACCATGGATAATACGATTGGTTTTGCTTCCATCGTATATAGATAGCGTGTCTCCCTCAGCATTCAGGAGTTTAAGAACGCTAGTACCATCCACAAATGTGAAACCAATCGTTCCGCTTGGGTCTATCTCAATGTTTGTTCTCTGATCACTTTTAAAGATGAGGCTACTTACAAGGTGTCCTACGAGGCTGATGACAGCTGACTTCTTACCCTCTCCATCGGTCTGTTCCTGCGCTTGTATGGCTCCACTAGCCAGACTTACATCACCTATCTTCTTCTGATAGGCATTCAGCTCGCCTGCACCTGTGAGTCCTTCCATAAGCGCATCTACCTCTCCTTTGGTGTACGCATTATTAATACCGTATCCTGCAAGTGTGTCAGCCTTCCTTGCCTTGTATTCTTCAAGCAAATCAAGTTGGTCATGAATTGGAGCAAGGTCACTCTCCTGCAAATACCCGTCAAGATTGATCCGCGTGTTGCCGATTCGTTCCCACGCATAGCCTTCGTTATCGGTGAGGACCGTGATAAACTCGTCATGAAGGTCACTGTCTTCTACGTTTTCACTGGCTGTTGGCACGAGATATATCTTGTGTAACGTGTCCTCGCTGGCATCAGGCAGCTCTTCCACCTTCACAAATATTCCGTTGATGGCCGCTCTGACAGCCTGCATCAGCTCCGTAAGTTCTGACTTGTCAGCCTTACGGACAAGTGACAGCTCAACGGCATCTAAATCGGTCTTTTTGGCATAGGTTGAGAGATCGATAACTCCGCCACCATCAGAAGTAAGTATCATCTGAATGATTTCGTCAGCCAGTTTGTCAAGGGTTATGGCTTTTGGTGCTATCTTCTTTGAAGAGATAGCGTTATCGGCTACGTCGCGTGTCTGTACCAACACCTTGTAACCTCCCAAATGTACGTCGTATTCAAACAGTTTCATTGTCTTTATTCCTTATTAAAACCAACTGTCAATTTGTTCCTGGCTGATGTCCTTATGTTCTGGCAGACCGTTCTCAACCTCGTTGAGCACTTCCTGCAAGGTGTCAATCTTTCCGTTATCATTGACACTTTGCTGCTGCTCCTTCCACGCAAGCAGACGGTTCAGTTCTGCACGGAGTGAACTTGCATCGTCATTGTTCAATGGTATCCTCATATCGGTAGACCACCCTGACGCATTCTCACCTGTGCTCTCTCTCTTCAAAAGAACACCGTCACCGTTCTCGTCCTCAGTATAGATATATACGTTCATAGTTACTTCGTTTTAGTTGGCTATCCAGCATTTCTTTACCTCTACTGGCGTAGCAAGGATAACAGTCATCTCATTCTTTGCTGTAAGGTTCAGTCGGTAGGCGTCACTCTGTTTGGGTGTCTGTCCGTAGTTGGCATACTCTCCGTCATCTTCCTTTTTCAGGATGACCACTGGAGCACGCTCCGAAAGCTCGATATGCACCGTAGCTATCTGATCCACCGTGAACGGCTCTGAAAGAAAGCCGTTGGCCTCAGCATCGAAAGTAAACTCAGGAATAATCATTCTTCACTTATTTTGCCTAAATATTGCGCTGCAATGGTAAACAGGCTTGTAGCAAGCTCTTCACGGAATGCCGTCATCGTCAGTCCTGCCGTCTGATAGACAAGGGATGATTCGAGTACCGTCGGAACCTTCACGTCATAGTTCATGTCCTCTGTTGTAATACCCGATGTGTCAGGCTTCTCCACAAAGGTAAGCTCCAGCGTGTCGTCTGTTGACATTGCGCAATACATTTTCAGGTAGCCCTTGGTAAGGATGGTAACAGGACGGTCCCATGAGCCACGGGCGTACTGGTCCTGTTGCATCAGGGCCACCTGTGTATTGCCTGATACAGGTACAGGAGATTGTGGCCACGACGAAAGCCTTGCCTCAACGATGCGCAATAGTCTTGCAGGGAGCTTCATCCGTCCTACCAGGTCATCACCAATGGAGAACTCTGACATCTCTTCGGTCGTAGGGTTCACGAAGTCAGCACTGTTAAGCTTTTCCAGTGCTGCATGTTCCACCACGTACTGAAGGGCGTGCCCGATGCTCTCAATGATGATGCGAGTGAGGTTTGACTCATCTTCCACCACGAAGTCTGCATTGCTCTTCAGCTCGTCAATGGCAGCTTTCACCCGTGTCACAATCTCCTGTACCTTCATTTAGCCTCTCTTGATCGTGGGGTTGATACCATGCTCCTTCAGCGCCTTTCTTGCTTCGTTCTCGGTGCGCACGCTCTCATTGAAGTGAGATGCTACGTACACGATAGCCTCAGCAAGGCTGTTAAAGGTAATACTCTCACCCTTGTCAGCTCCCTCGCCATTCTCGGCTCCAGGATTCTGACCTTGCTCACCTTGCTCACCTGTTCCTACGTTTCCTTCCGTCTCAGGATTCTGAGGTGCGGGTGTTGGGGTCTGAGGTGCGGGTGTTGGGTTCTGAGGTGCGGGTGTTGGGTTCTGAGGTGCGGGTGTTGGGGTTGGTGTAGGCTTGGCAGGCTTTGGCGCTGCGGGCTTTTTGTCACCAGGCTCTTCAACAGTGCGCTCCAAAACAATCTCCTTATTCTGGAACATCGTAGAAGCCTCGATTGCACGCTGCTTGAAGGGGTCGTTAGTATAGCACTTGGCTGGCGTACCGTTATAGGTATTACCGTCCTCGAATGCTACACGAACACCCATGCCCTTGTACTTCAGGGTCACTTCAAAGGTATTCTGCGGCAACTGTAGTTGATATACTTTAATCATAGTATTTCTTGTTTTAAGAAAATATAGGGACTACAGGATTGTCCGTGTGTGGAGTCCCGTAGTCCCACGGGGTAAGAAAATTGCCTAGACGGTTCCAGTGAACTCTACCCATGTAGTGCCGTTCCACTGCCATGCCTTTTCCTTAGACAGGGTAACGGTGGTAGTACCGTTGTTGTACTCCATGTCGTTCTCGAAGGCTACGATCATGCCGTTGTAAGGATTAACAGGCAGTTCGTCATCGAGCCATGTAACAGGGTTAGCGTTCTCGCTAAGGTTCATCTCCACAATCTTGTTAGAAGGACCGATAAGCAAGCTGTTCTGTCCACGGAGTGCAAGAGCTGCAATCTCGATGTAGGTATAGCGCATGGCTTCACGTGCCTCATCACCAGCCTTGTTCAGGTCAATGCTGCCCTCCTTCTTAATCTTGTGGTAGTAACGTGCAATCTGCAAAGGTACTGCAACACAGAAGTCCTCATAGCCCAGCTCATCCATCTTCGGTGCATATACGATGTGCAGCGTACCGAAGTTAGAAACGAGGTCGCGTACAACTACACCGTAGTCTGTCTTCTTGTGGCTGTAAGGTGCTTCCATCTGCTTCCGAATCTCTTCCATGTTGGCAATCTCACCAATCTTATTCTTACCGCAAAGCAGGTAAGCCTCGGTGGTCTCAGCGAACTTGGTGAAGAGGATCTTGCCAATGGCAGTGATATGTACATACTTGAACTTGCCGTCGATACCAAGGGTATTCGTCAGCTGGCGAAGGATGCCCTCAGAAGAGTATGCGTATTCCTCGTTACCACCCTTAATCTTCACAAGCCAACGACGCTGTACACCGTTCCACAGGTCCGTCTCGAACTGATCTGAGAAGTTATCCAGTGCCTGGTCGCGCATCTCGTCAAAGCCCCAAGGAGTCTTTTTCAGGATCTCACGCTCATGGTCGGTGATAACGATGTTAAACAGGCGCTTCTGCAGGAATACGGTATCAGGACGTGGCTGACTGTTGTCGGGATCCACAATCTTCTGCGACTCGGAGCCTGCATAAGAAGAGATGTTCAGTGTGGTGTTGGCAGGGATGGCGGGGCAGAGATAATCCTGCAGGTAGTCGCTGTGCTTGCCTGCAACCTTTGCCTTACCGTTCAGAGGACGGAGTACTACACCATCTTCATCATTCTTCATGACGATAAGCACCAAATCACCTGAGCGCTTGGTCTGACTGCCATCAATAAAGCCCTTAACGCCCTTCACGATGACTGTCTTTGCCACGCCCAGCATGTTCAGGTTACCGTTACAGTTAGAAGATGTGAGCGTAATCTTCTCGGCCTCAGCAATGGCTGCTGTGGTCTGCAGCTTCAGGTTGGCCTTACCTACGCGATAATGGTCAATCTCATAGCCCTTCACATTACGCTGCACTGCAACGGTACGTGCAAGGTTCAGAAGTACGTACTTCGGTGCGTTGTACTTCACCACATCAGGGTCATACTCGTCTGCGGCAAGATCGCCACGACGCATCTGTGTTGCACTACCCTGTGTGCTTGGCAAGTTCTGTCCTGCACCGTTACCTGTAGAGTCACCCATGTCATTCGTTGCTGGATTGACGGGGTCGGGATTGGCGGGGTCGGGATCACCAACTGCGGCCTCGGCCATGCAAACGCCTGCACCACTGGTAAGGATAGCAACCATCATCAGCAACAGGCTGACTACCAGACGGTGCGAAGAGAAAAAGTCAAAAATTCTTTTCATCGTTCTTCATTTTTAATTGGTTAATAACTATCTGTATATCTTATTGCGCTTTAGAAGTCCTCCCCTTCTTAGCTGTGTTACTGACATCTGCGTACCCGTGAGGTTCTGTCCTGCGTTCCTTCCGTTAGGCATCATATCGCTGATGCTCGGATCAACGGGGTCACGCCTCTTCGGGTCGGGGTCGTATATCGGGCAATCGTGCGGCATTATCCAGTTACTTGCTTTCCGAAGTCGGCAAGCGAGTTGCCTCTCTTCTTCTGTTCACCCTTACCCGTGCCACCTGTTGACATGCTCTTAGGCATTCCTGTGGGATTGAAGTTACGTAGGTTATTCTCCACCTTCTCGTTCAGGGCTGTGGCGCGTGCCTTGTCAGAAGCTGTGGCAATATCCTTGTCGTAGTTACGGGCATTAAACAGGGCGTTCCACATATCCTTGGTTACTACGCCCTTGCTTGCCAGCTGCATGAAGCTCTCCTTGCCTACAGGCTTGCCATCTTCGTCAATGTCACCGAAGAAGTCGTATGCCATCTTCTTTGCCTCTTCATCGGTAAGACCACGCTCCTGCTGAATCTCCTTCAGTGTCTCGATGCTCTTCAGGGCGTTCTTGCCGATCTCTTCATTACGCTTCTTACTCTCTGACATCTTACCCTCATACTTCAACAGGCTCTCGCCCATTGTCTTGCTGAACTCAGGATTAGAAGCAAGCTCACGAATATCCATATCGGGACCGATATTCTCTGCCAGCCATGCAAACGGATTCTCACCATTGCGTGCTGCAAGCACCAGTCCTGCCAACAGTGGCGTGCGGTCAAACGCCTCACCAAGCTGCTTGTTGGTATTACGGTAGTCCTCCAGTTCATCAAGGTTAGCATTGGCCTGATTGTAGAACGCCTCTTCATCATCCATGTTAAGCTCAGGGTGTGCGGCACTATAGCGACTGCGATAGCGGTCTTTTGCCGACTGTGTAGGCTGCTGCACTTCCTGCTCAGTAGCCATACCATCTTGCGGATTCTTTTTTTCTGGCATAATTCACGTGTTGTTTTTAAAAACTGCCGTAAAATTAAGGCGAAAATAATCAGGCTGATTCACAAAATTTCCGTACCAAAAAAGAATGTAAGGAAAAATCACGCTCTACGGAAATATTGTGAATCTTCGCCTGTCTTTCCCTGCTATCTTTGCATGCGTAGTACATTTTATTGGAAGAGAAATGACAAAGCCCATCAAACCCATATTCACACTGTCAGACGTGCGGCCGTTGCCAAAGAGCAGCCGCCTTGACACTGTGAAAGAACGGCATAAGAAAGACTCCCAGGACGGGAAGTATGACATGGAGCTTCTTGCATCCTGTCTGCGCTCGTATAATAATAAAGAGGATTTCAGGCGCGAGCGTGCGCGAGTGCTCCGCTACCTCTTCGGGAACCAGTGGGGCGATATTGTTCATGTTGAAGGTCTTGGTGACATCTCGGAAGAGAAGCTTATCAAGATGAAGAACAATATCCCACTGAAGAACAATGTGATGATCTCTATATGGTCATCGGTGTACGGCATACACGCAAAACAGGAAACGGAACCTGTATGCTATGCCCGTGCCGAACAGTTCCGTCAGGTCAGTGATAATCTCTCTTCCGCACTACAGACGAACTGGCAGAACACCTACATGGCAGACCTGCTAGATACCGCCTTTGCGGAAAGCCTTGTGTCAGGTGCTGCCTTTGTACGTGAAGCCTTCGAGGAACGTAACCAGGTGTATGACTCTTATACCGACTACATCAATCCATACTATATGTTCTGGGAGGGTGGTAGCGACCCTGCGCACAGGGATATAAGATTCATCGGCTGTCTGCTTGAAATGTCTCCAGAAGATTTGTATTTCCGCTTTGCCAAGCCTGAGTATGGCCTTACCATTGATGACCTGAAGGAGATCTATCATATCGGTGAGGTGAACAACCTCAACAGTGGTACAAGCCAGCAGCTCAACGAGGCAAACGACATTGACAATATATCGTTCTATCGTCCGTCTGACATCGGTCTATGCCGCGTTATCGAGGTGTGGCGTGAAGAGGTGAAGCCACGCTATCAGTGCTACGACCCTATCGAGACTGACGTGAACAATAAGTATTTCCGTTGCGAGAAGGAAGATTTGTCATACGTTATTGCCATCAACAAGGAGCGCAAGGCAATGTACGAAGAGCAGGGCGTACCACGGGAAGAGCGTGCATATATCACTGCCCATGAGATTGTAGATAAGTACTGGCAGTATTACTTCCTTGCTCCTGACGGTCGCGTCCTTGCATCAGGCGAGTCACCATACGACCATAAGGAACATCCGTTCACCGTCATGCTCTTCCCATATATCAATGGCGAAGTCCATCCGTTCATGAGCTTCTGCATTGATCAGCAGCGTTATATCAACCGCACGGTGACGATGGGCGATATGGCCATCAACAATGCGGCCAAGGGTATGACGTTCTTGCCGTTATCCATGAAGCCCAAGGGCATGAGCATCGAGGACTATGCCAACCAAAAGACGAAGTACGATGCCGTCTATGTGTATGATGATACCAAGCCCTCTGCACAACGCTCCGACCGTCGGCCTGAGTTCTTTACGCACTCTGCGTTTAATATCGGTACAACGGAGATGCTGCAGCTGCAAATGAACATGATTCATGAGGTGACAGGTGTGTCTGGTGCACTGCAGGGCAAGACTCCTGCCAATGGCACGGCTGCATCCCGTTACTATATGGAGGCACAGAATGCTACCACGACGATATACCCCTTACTGAAAAAGGCAAACAGCTTTGAAGAACGGTGTGCACTGAAGAAGCTCGTCACCATCCAGCAGTACTATGAGGAAGGACGTGACATCACTCCGCGCAAGTCAGAAGAGCGAGTTTTCTACCGTGCGAATGCAGCGCGTAACGTGAAAGCATCGGTGAGCATTAAGAACTCCGCTTCGTCACCTGCATACCTGCAACTTGGTAATGAAATGCTGGATAAGCTCCTACAGGCAGGTCTCGACATACGAACGTACCTCAAACACTACGATGCACCTTTCTCTGAAAAAGTCCTGCAGGACGTGGACGCATATATGGGACAGGTACAACAGGGACAGATGCCCGCCTCAGCCGTACAGGTGCCAGGAGCCAATCAGCAACAGGCAGATATGGCAACCCAGCTCATGCAGGGTAACGGTCAGCTATTCACACGTCAGCAGCCTGGGCAGCGCCTGACAGCGGCATAACAAAGAAATAACTACGCTATGGAAATAAGTATCAAATACTCCGCACTCTACGACATCTTCTCACGCTCACTGTCTATCATCGGTAAGCGTGCGGTTGATGACAAGGGCGAACCGCTCTTCAAGGATATTACACTGGGTACGCGCGAACAGCCGATAGCATCCGACTATTTCCGTCAGGGCGCAATAGATATTGTGGAAGCCATACCGAATAATATGCTTGCCTTTCATGCAACCAATGACGGCTTCCTGATGAACGTAAGACTGTTCAACGAGTCACTGGGTGCTGCACTGATAGAGGCAGTGAAGGACTACTGCGTCACTCACGCCCTCTACGCATGGCTTACCGTTACCGCTCCTACCCTCTCTGAACTCTACAAGGGAGAAAGGGGAGCACGCATGGGGACTATCCTCACACTGGTAATGAACAGGGCAGAACCCGATGCCTCACCGTCATCATACAGTGACCTAACGGGAGCCATCATCACACCTGGCAGTCCTGATAATCCTGACCCAGTGGAGCCTGAGCCTCAGCCAGTGGAGCATGAAGCATTCTCCATAGATAGCAGCTGGTATGATGGCCTCTTCTCCGATCAGGCGCAAGGCTTCAGTGACGATGTTGTCAATTTCCCTGTTACCCGTATTACGGACTTGTACGAAGAGAGGGGCAATCTCACATTGAAGACAGGTAACGAGGAAGAGGTTTACGTAATGGTTGGTGACGAAGAGCTTCTTACGTCTCTTCCATTGTCACTGCCTGGCAGAAACAAGCTCGACGCTGAGCAAGGCATGGAACAGGTAAACGTAGTAACACTGCCTTGGGTACTCACCGATGATGACTACCGCGTGCTTGCATCCTTCAAGAATGACGAGCAGATAGTATTCTTCACCACCAATCCTGTAGTAGCAACTTATAAAGAATAGACTATGAATATCAAGATCACACTAGTAAAGTCACTGATTCTAGAGTCGGTAAAGAACGAGACCTATCACAGCGGAATGGTCACTAAGGCCGCTGATGGTGGTGCCGTGTCGCTTGCATTCCATGAGCAGGCAGGTGACGAGAACTATCACCAGCGAATCTTGGAGCGTGCGCTGGCTACCGCCTATTCCGACCTTACCACGCTCCTTGCCGAATATGTGACGAATGTAGGGGATGCCGTCGGTGATAATACCATCGAGGCCACGGAGAAGAACGGAGCCATCGACCTTGTATTGCAGGTGTCGGAGCGTTTCAACAAAGGACTTGTGCCAAGCCTTGCAAAGCTCTGTTCACGATATATCGAAGAGTCAATGCTCGTTGACTGGTGGAAGCCCGTCAATACTGACAAGGCCACCTATTATGTCAACTTCCTACAGAAAGATGTAGAATCTATCAGACGGTGTTTCTCCAAGACGGCTCCTGATGTACCGACATACAAGTATCCTACCGCCATCGTTCTTCGCTATCCCATCATCACGGAGAAGGACGGTGTCGCTGGCACTGTCACGCCCGATATGCCTGCCGTCGATCCTGTCACGCTCTACGGCAATCCGTTTGTCATGGGACGTGGTGATACTAGTGACATCAGCTATATCCTCATGGGAGAGAACGACGCCATGCCTATTGATGACATCGTGGTGCGTGCCGATAACACATGCTGCGTGCCTGAGCTTAACAAGGAAGGCAACTGGTGTCTGAAGGGTGTGAGTATCGGCTACACGCTCGTCACGCTCTTCTCACGTCATAATGATAAGGTATATAACAAGTTTGCAGTAAGAATAGTATAACATGGATAAGCATAATACTGTTGAAATAATTCTCCTGAAGAATGAAATCATCCATGCCGTTCAGTCCGACATACAGCGGTTCGAGCGCACGCGGAAGATGCAGGACGCGCCTGTGCTGCTGGATAACGAAGCAGACAGATACACCATGTGCGGATATATCGACGAAGCTGTCAACGAAGCTGTCCGTATCATGCAGGCGTACTTGATGGTTCCGTCATCCTTTTCCCACAGAGTCACCAACAACCATACCGATGACTGGGACGAGATAAGCATCCGTCTGGCCATGCCCATTAACTGGCCACCGCATCTGTTGGACTCCCTGAAGAATGCCGTTCATAAGTTCGTGGTACGTAAGGCGGAGTATTCCCTATTGTCAGTGAACGTACCCGAAGACCCGTTCACCATTATGTGTGAGCGCTTTGCTGATACCCACTATAACGAGATAGAAAGCATCATCAGTGACCGTATCGGACCTATCCACACGTCACCGATGCCATTAGGACTGTAATACGATAGCTTATGCCAAAAGGGAAAGCAGGCAGACCGCCTGGAGCACAGAACAAGGTAGGCAAGGATCAGAAGGAGTTTATCCGTGGCTTGCTTAGTGAGACTCAGGAGCAGTTCCGTGAGGCTTTCCTTAGCTATGCAATCTCTAAAGACAATGAAGTGCGCTCGCGCTTCGTGAACCTGTCTATTGAGATGTCAAAGATGATTGTGCCCAAGCCTGTAGAGATTGACGCCACCGTACAGTCATCCGACTTCGAGAAGCTTATTGGTATTGCGAAGAAATGGGATGATGAGCCAGAAGATTAGATGTCAGCTTCCGTGTGCGCACGTCCCACAGACATCTCTACTTCCTCTTCCACATGCCATGTAGGCAACGGCATGTGCTGGCTGACATACAGGCCGATACCCGTTGACATCACAATGTCATCGTGATTATTCTTGCCATCGACGTTACCCATTGTGCCATCCTCCTTGCGCTCGTAGATATGAAGCTCGTTGAATGCCTGTTCGTCAGGCTCTTCATATAGCTCATCCTCGATATAGGCGTTATAGTTGTCAATGACCTGCTCTTTGGTCGTGGCATTGGTGTGGAAGCCATAGATATTCGTCACCTTCTGCGTCACCTTATCAACCTCCTGTGCACGGATATACAGGTTGGGGTAGTAGTTGGCTATCTCGTCGATGATGGTTCCTGAGTGATCGCCCTCTTCCTCCACCTTTCCTTTCTTCGTGTCTGCTGTGTTCTTCTCTATGACAAGCAGGGCGTCATCATACAGGTGTGCAAGCTGTGCAGCTTTCCATGCCACAAGGTCGTGACGCAAGTGTCCTCGCCATCGTGCTACCACCTTCGGCTTACCGTTCATGCCCTGCATGAGTCCGAAACGGTCTATCACTGTCATCACGGTATAGTCACTGTTCTTTCCACGACCGCCAATATCCACGCTCACCACATAACGGTCGTTGACCTTCAGGCAGTCAGGGAACTGCCATACACGTAGTATCTGTCCGTCATCGATACGGTCATCAAAGCGTGCCTTATAGATAGCATCCTCACCTTTCTCTGCGTCTGCAACGATATTACCGATGAATCGTGGGCGCTGCTTCATCTTCTGCTCCATTGCATCGACACAGTACTTGTCGAACACCAGGTTACCTGCTGCCGTGAACGCCTCCACATCATCACATGAGAACTCGGTTGCCATATAGGAGTGTGTGCGGAACTCATTACGCTTGTGACGATACCAGTTGATAGCCTCAAAGCTTGCGCCTTTCTTCCACATCTGCCAGAAGAACTTGCCGCTTTCCCTGTAACCTTCAGGCCAGTTCGGGTTATCCCTGTTCTCCAGAAGCCATGTGGCAAACACCTCAGCGGCTGCGCGATAAGGATCACTCTGCCATAGTGCCCTGCGTTTCTCCTGTGTGTCATAGACACCATCGACAAGCTCATTACGGTACAGCTCAATCTTGAAGAACGGGATATATAGTGGTTCCCACGCACTCGGTATGTTCGGGTCTTTGGCTTCCTGGTACATGTTATAGAAGAAGTCACCCACTACCCTGCCTGATGACTCCATCACTATCATGGTGTCAGGACGGTTGCCGATGGTTCCGTTGAGTGACGATAGCACACCTTCAGGCTTCTTCTGCTCCGTCTCTTTCCAGTATGCCACCTCGGACAGGTGCGCAATCTTCAGGTTGGCAGAACGGCTGGCATCGTAGTTCTCGTAGCTGGCTACAGTGGTGACATTACCGCGCACTTCCTCGCCCATGTTCGTCTTTACGATGAAGTCGGTGGTGCTACCCTTGAACGGTGCACTCTTCAACCGTCTGCCCTTGAAGCCTACGCTCCACCCTGGCTGATGCTCCAGCGCAAGGTCGTACATGGCACGGATACGGATAGACGCTGATGTCTGGTGTGCCATAATCGCCATGTTCCACCGCTGATGCTTGAAGTCCTGCATCCACTTGCCGTATAGCTGTGTTTCTGTTGATCCACCAAACTGACGGCTCTTTGGCATGATGATGCGGATAGGTTTCTTTGCAAGCCTCATCTCTTCCTGTTTCTCCAGTAGCAGGCGCTGCGGGTAGTTTATCTTGAACGGTATGACACTGCCCTCTTCCTTGTCAACAATGACGTAGCACATCACAAAGGCGAAGGCTGGATCTTCCTCGCATCGTGCCATCATCACGGCATACACCACGTCCTGATAGGTATCATCATTGTACTCCCATCCCAGTTCGTCCGTGATATACTTCTTCACGCTTCCACGCTTGATGACGCGCTTAATCAAAATATTATGCAGCACACACCGCTCAGGCATGTACTGCACCTTGATGGGAAAGTCGGGAATCTTCACCTTTGTCCTAGGTCCAGGTGCACCTCTGCCCGTCACAGGGTTGAATCCTTCGAACATCTCCCTGTTCCTGCGCTCGTTCTCTTTCAGTAGCGCCCGTACCTCAGCCTCATCAACATTCATCCCTTCTTTATCTCGAATCCTATAAGCTTACCGTATAGTGTGCCGGCTAACAGACAGTACAGGTGTATGCTCCAGTTGACGTGCGGCAACAGTGCACCGCCAATGACGAATGGTAGCACCTTTACACAGAAGTCCTTGAATGCTTTCTTCTCCGCTGCCTCGCCAAGGCTCTGTGCCAACCTGTAATAATTACCCCATTTGATGCCGATAATAGCAAACAGCATCCCTGACATTCCCATTGTTACCATACTGTCCTGGTTCGTCAGATCCCACAGCCCAGGCAATACAGGTAAGTAAGAAGCAAAGAAGCCAATCAGAAATGCTGCTGGCATGAACAAGGGCCTTCTCAGAATCCATAGTATGAACAGGTTGCCAAGCATGTGCCATACGTTCGCATGACTGAACATATAAAGCACATGTGGCAATATGCTCTCATCATCATTGCTATATCCTGTCTCTGGCATGAACAGCCACCAAAGAACGATGATGACTGTCAGCATCCATCTTTCTATGTCATCACTCATCATGTTGTAATCTCTTTCTTTGTGCTCGCCACACGTCCCTGTTTTCCTGCCATATCTGCCCCATACGGCGTATGTCTATATAGAACCGTGGTGCAGGCTCCTGTATGGCCGCGCGTAATACACAGCTCATTGGCTTGCCCAGATATTTCTCTTCCTGCCACAGCCTCTGTAGTATCTTGAACAGCTCTTCATACATCTCACGTCGCAAAGGCGAAAGATGATTTATCTTGCTCCTGTCACCTCGCGTCATTGGTAATATGTACTGTGCGGCTCTACGGACACACACGTAGAAACGTGGGGCCTGATGTTTTATCACCCGTTCCCATGCCTCTGTGTTTGTCTTGCACTCAAAGCTGGCGCTCACCTCACGGTACACCTTCATAAGGTCGCGCTCCATCTCTCTCTGAAGTGAATTTTTATACCCCATTGGCTATTTCTTTTTGGTTAAGTAGTTATCTCAGCTTTCTTGTTCTTCTTTCCTGTATTTCGACAACTGTACCTGCAAAGGTATCAGCCGCCTTAATGTTTTCAAAGGTATATTCGAACCTGTAGAATTTCCACGGCTGTCCGTGCAGTGATTTCAGCTCTGCCCAGTTCTTTAAGTCATTGCTTGCCCATATCCTGAACTTCAGCTGTCCGTGAAGTATGCTATGGATATGCTTCAGCTGTGTAATCGTCTTCAGTGTTATTGCGTCTTCCAGTTTCATCGGGCGCGTCACCATCGTTCCATTGTATTGCCTGTCATCATCATTGATATTCGGTCGCTGGGCGAGTGAGTAGATGGCACTGCCTACCTGCAACAGCATATCAGGATAGTCGTTGACGATTCCGTCTATGGTAAAAGGTACTTCCTCGTCTATCCTTACGATCTGTCCGTCCTTTTCGACAAATCGGCTACGCATGACCTTCCCAAGGTCGAACTTTCCAAATGTACCTCCTTTGATACTATACACCCAACAAAGAGAGTGCGCATTATCCGTTATCCACAGCATCGAATCCCTGTAGTCGTAAGCGATCTCGCATTTCTTCAGGAACTCTGAGAACTTACCTATCTCATTTAGTGCAAGGTTGCCATCTCTGCCGTTCAACTGTTCCGATACACAATCAACCTTACTTCCTACAACGACCATCAGGCCTTTTTCAGAACTGAAGAATACGGATCCGTCAGTCTCGGTAATACTCTTTGGATTGTTGCACACCTCACGGGAAAACATATCCGCTGACATATAAATACCCTGGCTGTTCAGACGCAAGCCGTAGATGCCATCCTTGGTAAACACCGTCATAGGATGCGTGCCGTGCTCTTCCTGTCCCAAGGCAACCGTCTGTGTGGCCATGCCGATGATAATTGAATTTCCGACACTCACGTCACCTACCGCATTTACGACCCAAGGATTGTTTACTTCGCTTACAAAAACCCTGTTGCCTATATGCTCGATATTGTCTTCTGGATTAGGTATCTCCGACTCGTCCGTAATCGTTTGCCCTGCTGACAGACCGTGACCATACGGCAAGGCGTACGCTCCATTCAGGGTGTCACTTTTTTTCATCTCAACATAACGATGGAGAATAGTAGAGTTAAAGATGGTGTAAATATCCATTGCGCAGGCCCTGGTGTCGGGGTAGTACATCCAATAGGCAATGTCCTCGTCAGAGAACCCTACAGGCAGTTCACGTCTCACAATGACCTCTCCATTGTCTGTGTTCATGTGTACTATAATGATTCTCTTCATTTGTGAGAAACCGTCCATCTTGGCACTCGAAAAATGCCTGTATCCGTTGAAGAACGCCTGTGTGATGTCTGCTAAGTGCAGCCGTCCGTTATATACTTTCATGATATTGGCTGAACGCTTTGCAGGCAGATAGCTGTCGTGCTCCAGCTGTATCTGTGTGTCTAATGCCAGAAGCTTGTCACCGTCAATCACCTCAGAAGTGTCAATATGCCTGCCTGCAATTACATCATTGATGTCTATCTCAAATAGCTTTCGGAAAACAGACAGTGATGATAGTAGCCGCTGCTTGAAGACGTCCTCAGACAGCATGGTAGGATAGACAAATGCTGTATGTCGTGCAAGTGCATTTGTCTGGCGGAAATCCCAAAGGGAATAACTGCTGTTTGTCTCTTCGTCGTATATGATGTAGCTCTCCATATCAGACTGTGACATGCCCGTCCAATGCGGATCGTTGATGATGCCCCAGTCATTGTTCATGTCGAACTGTTTAACTTCGTCCGTCACAAACACGTCAACACCTCTTATCAGGTCCTTCCATCCACTATCTATTCCAGCTACTACGTCGCAGAACATCTTGGAATGGTAAGGGTCGAACGTTGCGGAAATAACTTCGGCATTGCCAGCTGGGCTTTCAATAAGCGTCATGTTTCCCTCACAGAAATAGCACATTCTGTTGTACATCTTGGTAGGTATCATCAGTATGGGGTTGCTTATATTCGCATAAGAACCGTCATACATTTTAATTGCGTAACGGACGAAGAACGGGTAACAGAACTCTTTAAGCTTCTTCTTGATGTCGTTCAGGTGTGATGACACGATTCCCCTCATTGCATCATTGAACTCGCTCTGCTTGTTTGTGTTGATTTCCCAGTGAGTGTACCATGTGCTGACATCTTGATAGCTCGGGTACTCCACGTGTCCGTCAATCACACCGTCAGAACCACTAGATAATGCAACTACGTCGTCCGTAAAGGTTATTGCCAGACTGTCATCCGCTTTCTTTCTTCTACGCCAAGATCCGCTTTCATAGACAAGCTCGCGTGTTCCATCTCCCATTCTGAATCTCAGTTCCACGTCTGGTAGGGTGCTGCCAAGATACTTGTATGCTCCATTCTGCCACAAGGCATAGCTTATGTTTCCATCGGTATTGATGATAAGTGTGTTTCCGATGGCTTTTACCTGGTTCTTTGTGCCAGCCTCACATATTTCTGTGCCGTTTGAACATATCTTGGCATTGTAAACCGTAATATCGTTCTCTGTATTACCACCTGGTATTTTATGAACAAAAAGCAGCTTTCCGTTTGCATTACGATTCTTGACAGGCCTTTGCACCACTCGGTGCTCGTAGCCGTCATACACCATACCTACACTCTCTTCAAGTGTGTTGTCATCACATATAATATCAGAAGGGTAATTGCTAATACCCTTGTCAAATGTCAAATGCAGACGTTTTTCGTTCATAGTCGTTAATTGTTATCTGCCGCAAAGATACGGTGTTTTAACATGCTGATTTGTTAAGAATATATAAAGAAAAAATGATGACGATCTTCACAGACAGCCACCATCGGGAAGGATAACATGTTTAATCAGTTTTTCGTCTGCAAAGGTACGGAGGATTTTAATGTCAAGAACTTAAAAAATCATAAAAAGGGTAGCTATCTTCACAGACCGCTACCCTCGCTACTACTAACCTAAAACAATCATCTACGAAAAATCATCCAACTTTTCAATCGCCTTAAGCATAGTCTTTCTTATATTACCTATCAATTTCATCACGTCTTTGTCTCTGCCCATACCAAGCATCTTTTTATTTGTAGCCATTGTATGACTCAGGCTGTTCAGTTGCTGCTCGGCAACAAACCATTTCTGATTGTCATTCCTGTACTTCAGGGCCTCATCCGTCTTGCCTTGATCCTGAAGTCTCTTGAAGTTATCTACATACTGCTTGATTCGTGCGCGTGCGGCTTTTATCTTCGCGTCCTCGTAGATGTCCTGACTTGTTGCAAGCTGTAGGTATCGCTGTGAATTGGCATCGGCTTCTTCCTGAGAATAGGCAAGTGCCTTTTCTACGTCCTCGCTACTGCTCTTACGCTTATGGCTTTGAGCGTTCATCTGACGTTTTACAAGTCTTTCGACCCGCAAAAGAATCTTTTTCTTCTCGCGCATGCTCTTGGCATTATCAAACTGTTCCATTGCAGCCTGTAAAGGTTCCTTGCCCTCGTCGATGGCCGACAACTCTTCCATCATCTGTTGCTTGTACAGATTGATGCTCAGCTTGATATTGTCTTTTTGCTCACTGTCTGTTGCAGCTTTCTCACCTGCACGAAGTTCCTTGATAATCTTCTCATAGTGGGTAATCACCTCTCCGCGATTATACTCAGGGCTTTCCATAATCTCTTCAACATGCTCCTGTGCCCCTTCCTCTCCGTCTGCTGCTTTCTTCTGCCATACACGAAGTTCATAGTTCAGAGCATCACGCTTTTCCACAAGGTTATAGTACTCGTCACCAAGCGCACCTGCATTGTCTCGTTCTACAGGACGGTTCAGGAATCTGTTGATGATAGGAGTCTGATATACCTTCGGCATCTCACCGCTAGCGGCTGTTACGGTGACGTCAAACGTCTTGGCTATCGTGTTGTACATGCCACCAAAGTAGCCCTGTAACAAATGGTTCCATACGGCAGGGTTGTTCAGATACTCACCTCCATACAGGTGATGCTCTATTACACCCTTCTTACCCTCATTACCACCTGTGATAGTGTTGATACCCTCAGATACTTTCACCATCCATTTGGGAGTAGTGACATAAGCTTTGGTGTACATCGGTGCAAACTTATTACCTTGGTTCTCCTTCCAGATAGGACGGCCTGTAAAGTCTGTATTGAATGCCAACTGCGCTATTGGCTGACTGCCAGTCGGTGCGAAGTTTATTATCAGGTTGCTTCCGTTACCAGTCGGATTGATCGGCACTAGGTCGGCAACTGAAGAAACAATTTCAAGCCCAGCGTTCTCTACAGGATGATCGAGCACGGCACTAGCCATCATCTCACCTACGCCATAGAATACACGGAACTCTTGTGCCAGTGGAATAGTGAGGAAGTTCTTTGTAAATGGAATCCAAATAACAAGATTGTTCTTACGTACCCAAGGTGGCAGGTTCCAGTATGACTGTTTATCATCATCATCACCGAACATGTTCAAAAGCCATTGATTCAGTATAGGCATCAGCATACCGCCTGTAACGAACAACGAAGTAACTAGGCTGAAACGCAAGGGTTTTCCTGTTGCCATACGGTACATATTTCCAAGTGCCTGAATAGCTGGGTTCACGAAGATGAACAGGTCACGGATCTCTGCATTGCCACGATCACCCGTACCCTTTCTGTTGAAGTTCAGGGTAACGTCCTTCGCATCGGCAATAGCATCTTCCATGCTCTTGCCCATCTGTCTGCTAGTCATATAGACGATGAATCGTGTTGCATCCTCTGCGCAACGATTGTAGAACTCAAAGGTATCACCAAGGATTCGCAATCCCTTGTGTACTGTTGTCTCTTTGATGTTCTTTCCCAGGAACGAACTACCGTTCATCTGTGCAATCTCCTTTTCCATCTTCTCCTTGAACGAGTCCACACTGAGCATGTTCACGAAGCCAGTTTCACCGCCCTCGTCCATGAACTCTTTGAACATACGTTCTGTCTCGTTACGTGTATCGAGCTTGCCTTCCTTCCACTTTGCGAGAAGCTTAGGCATCATGCCTGTCACGCCCCTACCCTTGCCGACAAGTCCACGCACGCCCATCGTGCTTACATCACCAAGTGCAATCCTTGGCGATAGCACCTTCGCTACGTTTGCAACAAATCGGGCGTTATACGCATTATCTTCCATGATACGCACACTAGCACCTGCCATGTTCAGGTCTCGGCTAAGGTTGGAAACGATAAACGCTGGGTTCTTCGAAGTAAAGAATGCTGCCATTGACCTGTTGAGCTTGGTAAGCCATTTGCCGATATAGGTATCACTGATACGGCTTACAGCTTTCGGCAAGGTTCCGTTGAGTGCCTGCGCTGCTTTCGGGTTGCCGTTGATATACAGCTGATAGATATGTCCTGCACGCTGCACCTCCACCACATGCTCATTCTTCTGTCCGCTAGTGGCGTGTACGTCTAGCCTCAGCCTGCCACGTACTGGCATTGCATAGCCTGCAGCCTGCTTCTGTGCCATCTCTTCGTTGAAGTCGGCTACCACCTGTGCCACCTCGTCAGGACTCAATCCTGCCGTGTCCGCACTGCGTAATATCCACATTGGATTATCCTCGTCACCGATATTCTCATACCATGACTCGCTGATGCTTACAAGGCTTGTGGGATTGTTCATCACATAGTTCAGAAAGTGCTGCTTCATCAGGTTACGGTTACCTGCAATAATGGTGCTCACTGCGATATTACCGATATATGCCAGTGGATTCTCTGCCCTAGATGTACGGCCCCATGCTTTCTTTACTGCCGTAGAGAAAACATTATCCTTACCCATATAAGTATATACGTCCGATGCTTTATCCTCATCCCATCCGCGAAGTGGCAGATAGTAGTCAAACATCTCGCGTACCTTATTATAGGTATCACGTTCAATCATTCCGCTCTCAAAGGAGTGTCTCAGTGTTTCCTTGGTAGCTGCATTGATAGCATTCCAAAGCTTGTTTACAAGCTCTTCATTATCCTTCTCTGCCACAAACACCTCGTCCTCGGCAAGCGACTTCGCACTGTCGTAGGCCTGTTTCATCTCCTTATTGTACTGCGACCAGAGCTTACGTCTTTCCTGCGGGTCAATGGCTCGCTGTGCTGCACGCTTGGTATCTTGTGCGTCATCGTACATCTCCTTGGCCATTGTCTCTGTCAGACCTGAATAGTCGTTGGAGTAGTCCTTATAGAGACTGCCTACCTCCGCTTCAATAAGTGCCTCACGTCTGCGCAAGTATTCACCGAAGTTGATAGTACCATTCTCATGGTCTTCCCTTGCACGCTTCCATGCTATAGTTTCCTGTATTGCCTGGATAGCATCGTCAACGGCTGTCTTTTCCTTGTCGTTGATCTGTTGCTTTCTCAGCTTGTACTCATCCTCGGTGATAGCTTTCTTAGCGTACTCCTTTTCCAGCTGCTCACGCTCTTTCTTGATGTCCTCGGCAATCTTTTCTTTCAGGGCGTTACGGAATGCGAAGAACATATTACGCTCTAATCCACTCTTGCATACAAGATACTCGATACCTCTTTCCTGTGTTATACCGCTCACCTTGCAGAAGTCATTGAAAGCCTTTAGCATCGGACGGTAGAAATTCCAGTCGTACTGCTCGCTCATGTTCTTCGCTCTGCCGTGCATGCGGTTCTCAAACCTGTAGGCATCCTCGGCTCCTGTTGCCACATTACCTGTTTCTTTGGCGATAGCATCCTGTATGGTCTTAAGACTTATCATAGAGTCCTGCCAAGCTTCCTGCCATTGCAGGGATTTCTTGGCAACCTCTTTTTCATAATGATACTGGGCCTCATCCCAGATACTATCATCACGATACAGAAGTCCCATAGAGTCGGCTTCCTTCGTCACCTCAATATCGTGATTGAGCTGCTCAACGATTTCATCTGTCAAGATGTCACCGTCCTGTATCTTCTGCGGTTCACGGCCTGCCTTACGCACAAGCTCGTCAACCTCGTCACGGGTAAGGATGCGGTTCACGCGCATTGCGCCAGTGATAACCCATTCATCGGTACGTGGGTCGGGATTGGTGCGATACCTGTAGCTTCCATCTTCGGGAACATGCTTCAGCCCTGCAAGTGCGTGTTGATACTTGCCATTGGCATTCACTCCCTCCTGACGTGCCTCGTTCTGATAGTCCACATCATCAGCATATTCCACTTCTGCCCAAACAAAGTTATTAGGGAAGAGTGTCTTTTCTCCGTTGGCATCCTTACGGTTGAACTGAAGGGCATACGGTATGGTTCCAAGGTGCCAGCCTGGGCGATAAGCCAACTGTCCGCTACCGCCTTGCGTACCCTTACCACCTGCCTTTACCTGTGGTCTGCCTGTCTTGCTCTCACCTACGACTGGTGCTGCATCGGCATCGAGCCATACACCTACAGGCGTTCCCTCTCCGTTGGGGTTGGCTACCATTGGTGGGTACAGCTCTCCGTCCTTCAGGACAAACACCTTGTAGCCCTTACCTGTTTTCTTCGGTGCTTCCTTGGTGCGGATGGAATAGCGTTTGTTGTCGTTTATCGCATCATATAATTGCTGCCTCAGTTCTACGACTTTGTCCTTTTTCTCTTTCGATAAAGTTTCAAAAGCTTTTCTCTTAGCACTGATAAATTCTTCTGCGGCATTCTTGAACTCTTCAGGGTGTTCGTATGCCCAATGATCATAGTAAGCCACTCGTTCATCTTCTCCCGCAGGTATTAACAAAACATGCTTGTAGTCTGCGTCGAAAGCATCACTGGTAAGCTGCACTAAATGCCCTTTGGAAGTCCTGAAGTATTTCACATAACCTCTCTTCTCATAAGGGATTTTATCGTACAGTTCTTGTGACAGTTCAATTGTTAGCAAGCTAAGCTCTTCCCTTTT